TATTGGAATTTATACCTTAATTAAAAATTAGTATGGTGTATAATTAAAGAAAGGATAATTTATGGCACAACTTTATGTAGTTTATAATGGCCCTAGCCCTACAACAGCAGCTCAAGTACCTGTAACTACGGGAACCGTTATTAAAACACTGCTTCAAATCAAACTTGGAACTCAGAATTTCGGGAAGATTGTGGAATGGGGAATATCTTTTGACGGCAGTGCCGCCGCAACTCCAATTAAATGCGAACTTCTTGAAACAGGAACTGTCTTTGCTACGGTAACCGCTCACGTAGCATCGGGTATTGTTAAACTTGATCCGAATGCGGTTGATCCTACTACTTCTAATTTTATACTCACAACTACTGGAACAGGTTATACGGCAACAGGAGAAGGGTCAATTAGTGCATCAAGAATGTTTGATGCTCAACTGGTAGCACCGACCAATCAATACTTAAAGCAATTCCCTCTAGGTAGGGAACCGATTGTTAATGTCTCCACTTCTTTGCGTGTTAGGGTAACTGCAGGTGCGGCGGTCAATGCCTATTGTTTCGTAGTGGTGGAAGTTTAGGGTTATTGTTATATCATGTGAACTATGATATAATGCTCACATGACATATGCAAAAGGTAATGTTCCTTATAATAAAGGGCTAGGAAGATTAATAGAACCAAAGATATGCGAAATTTGTAAACAACAGTTTTCGCCTAAGTATAGAGTTACAAAAGAATATTGGGAAAGTAGAAGATTTTGTTCTTATAAATGTAGTGATAAAGCAGCTAAGGATAGGCCAAGTAAAAGAAAAGGACGAGTTTTTACTATCTTAGAAGAACGCTTTTGGGCTAAAGTAAAAAAAGGTAAAGAAGATGAATGTTGGGAATGGCAAGGGGCAAAAGAATCACAAGGATATGGAATATTATATAAATCAAGACAACCTATTAAATGGTATAAGGCACATAGGTTATCTTGGGAATTACATTTTGGAGAAGTACCAGTAGGTTTATGCATTTGCCATAAATGCGATAATCCATCATGTATCAATCCGAAACATTTGTTTCTGGGAACGAGATCAGATAATAATTTTGATAGAATCAGTAAAGGAAGAACAGCAGACCATAATGGAAGAAATAATCCTATGTGGGGCAAAAAACATTCTATGAAAACTAAAGAAAAAATAAGTAAAAAAGCCTTAATAAGATGGGTATTAGAGGTATAAATATGCTGCGTAATATAAAATATATTCTATCTTTGTCTTTGGTTTATCCGTATCTATGGATTAAACGTCTTTTTAAATGCAATTGTGGAGAGACTAGATGACCTATGATAAGACTAGCAACACTAAAAGATTCCGATTTAATAAATCAGCGTTTAGCTGAACTTGAAAACCCTCCCCTTAACCCAGATATACCCGCAATCCTAAGAGCTCCAGAAGAAATAGTCTTTGTTGATGATGTTAGAGGCATTGTTGGTAGAGTTTCAGTCAATAAAGAAACCCAATCAATCAATATAGTTTGGCTTCTACCTGCAAGTGAGGATAAGAAGATACTGATGCTCACTGCTTTAGCTTGTTTCAAAGCAGTTGTAAAAAGACACCCTCAATGTGCTGCTTGGAAAGTCTACGCAGTTTTTACCACTGGTCGGGGGTGTCTTAAAGACTTTACTAATCTAACTGCTGCTAAACAGTTTTGTGATGATTGGAAGAAATTCTTTCCCAATACAACTACTACTAGTCCAGTTTTATATGTTTTGGGTTTAAGCTGGAAGATTGAAGGCCCTAGGATGGATGATATTATTGTTGATGCGGAGGCAACTAAACAATGGCTCGCTCCTTAATCAACTGCTTCGGGCCAGAGATGAACTTTTATAAAGTTTATTCTGATAGCCCAAATACAGGACTTGCCTACTCTTTAACCTCATCTCCTGCTCCCCCTCAAGGAACCTATTGGATACAATGTATCAATCCTACTCAGGCACAAAGTATTGGACAATTTAACGAAATTATATCCAACTATCAGGTTTATTGGTTATGTATACGAGGATATAGAATTGAAGGGACGATTACGACAGGCGATACTTTTCCTGTCATGTGGTTTAAGACGAGATTACCAAATGAAGTAGGGGCTTTGCATATTCAGGCTGTTGGACAATCTGACGGTACGTATAAACTTGCAATGACGGAAACGGCAGGAGGGGAAACGGGGACGACAACAACAAAGTTTAACACCAGTACAACTTATGCGATTCGTTGGGAAATAAACCATAGTCAGATGCTGCTTTGGGTCAATGGGACGTTGGAATTAACCGTAGCTGTTACTGCCTACCCCAAATACAATGTTTTAACTTTAGAAGGGATGGGAAAAGCAGGGGTAACGGTGAAATGGAACCGAGTAGGTTTATATGGTGGTGTTACTTCAGATCGCCCTGGAACTAATATCTGGATTGGTCAGATTGATCCTACCTCAGAAGGCACGAACGATGCTTGGGGAACGGATGCAGATTGCGCTGATGGGCTGGCTGATTTTTCTAATTGGGATGATTTTGTAAGTGGCGGGACTCCAGATACAGTTCATAATATTGCTTGTGCTGGAGATATAAAAGCCCACACTTCTAATTTATCAACGGTTACCCCAACAGGGAGTATTGACGGTGTTAAAGTTTATACCTATATAAAAACTAATGTTGCTAGCAAAACTGTAAACTCCTCAGTGCGTATTCGGAATACTTCTAATTTAATTGATAAAGCGAATAACAATTTAGACTTCACAACTTACGTAAATCGTAATAAAACATTTGAGTTGGCTCCAGGTGGAGTAGCTTGGACACAGGGGGCGATAGATTCCCTGCAAGCAGGTCTTACTAAACCTGACTCTGCTGGTGCGGGGGTACAATGCGCCGCTATAGCGGTAGAGGTAGTAGCAAGTAACAATGATCCGCCACCAGTGCCAATTGGTAAACCTAAAGAATTGAATCAGGCAGTGAATAGAGCTTCAACCTATTAAAAAATATGGCGAGATTTTTAAGAAGCTACGGAACAACACAATCAAACAACTTTCTTCATAAGGGATTACTCTATTATGGAATGGGAGTAGTAGCTGCGGTACAGAGGGTTTTTGGATATATTTTTGGGTAATTATGGAAATAGAACCAAACTATGTTGATATTCGTTGCGTAGGTATAAGAAAAAGTGGCGAGCCATGCTACGGCCTTTTAATGGTAGCTATTATGGCTATGGGAAAAATCAGGTGTCACCGGTGCGGAACTACAAACAACATATACATAATAAGTCAAAAGCATGAGCTTTCCCTTGACATACAACAGCATGAGCTTTCCCTTGACATACAACCTAGAAGTAAATATAATAAAGACAAAGTAAATATTTGAGACCAGAGACCGTGAGTCCAGAGTCCTAGTTGATCTTGAGTGAAATCAAGTTATCACTGGGACTTTTTTCGTATCTATGAATAAAAAACAGATAATTCTTTCAATCATAAAGGCCAAGTCCCTCGAAGAAGGTGTAGTGGAAGGGATTATTGCTACTTCCAGTGTAGATAGACAAGGAGAAAAGCTAGACCTAAAAGGATTGGATATTAAAACCTACATGGAAACTAGCGGTGTTGTCCTTTATGGCCACGATTACTTTTCCCTACCAATCGGTAAAACTTTGAGTTTAAGAAAAAGGGCGGATCAGTTAATTGCCCAATTCAAACTTGCTGTTGATATTTCGCCTTTGGCACGTCAGGTCTATGACATGATTCTTGGTGATTTTGTAAAAGGCCTGTCAGTCGGTTTTATGGGGATAGAATGGGATGAAGAAACAAACACATGGACTAAAAGTGAGATGCTTGAATTTTCAATCGTACCAGTTCCGGCCAATAGTGAGGCCTTAATTACTGCTAAGAGTAAGGGGATTGAGACAAACCTTCTGGAAAACTTTGCTGAAGATAAAGGTGTTATCGGTTTTAAAGAAACCCCAAAAGCCGACAAGGCTTTGATATGGGATGGCCCAATGCAAATTCGGGAATGTGGAGACGACATTCAAAAGATCAAGGCTATTTCTGCTTGGTTTGACAGCGAAAACCCAGACATTAAGTCCAGTTATAAACTGCCCCACCACTTAGCAGTAGGAGAACACGCTGTAGTCTGGAACGGTGTAAAAGCAGCTATGGGGGCCTTAATGGGAGCCAGAGGTGGGGTTGATATACCGGATGAGGATAGAAAAGGAGTATATAACCACTTGGCCAAACACTATAAACAATTTGACGAGGAGGCACCAGAGTTTAAGAGTTTTGATGAGATACAGTCAGAGGAAAAATCCGAATATGAAAACCTATCATCTCAAATTTCTGCTCTAACCGAGCAGGTATCGGCTTTAGGAACTACGATTAGTTCCATAGTCACCGATAAGGGAGTTGGTACGGTTAGGAAGCGAAGGTTGGTCGTCACGGCCAAGAAGAACGCACAAATAGTTGACAAGCAGGTCGAGCTTGTCATAGCAGCATTAAAAAAGAATCTATCTGCTGGTACTGACAACTAGCAAATGGAGGTCTTAAAAATGGACGACAAAGATAAAAAAGACGAGCCTTCTGAAAAAGTAGAAACTAAAGCAGAAGAAACAGAGGAAGAAATAGAGATTTCACCTTCTGTTATGAAAGAGCTTAATTCTACTATTGAGGAAGCCGTCTCAAAAACAGTACAGGATGAGGTTGCGAAAGCAATCCAGTCCTTAGAAAAAGTCGTTGACAAAGGTATTGGTGGTAGTACACCTTCTGCTGATGTCAAAGACGAGTTGGAAACCATGTCTAAAGAAGTCCGTTTTGTTAAGGGTCTTAGGGCCATGATGCAAAACGACTTTGAAACTTTGCGTCAGCATAACAAATACGCAATAACTAAGGCTGGTTATCAGAACGAAACTACCAATGCTGACGGTGGTTTCCTAGTACCCGATCCCGACTTTATTGCCGAAGTCGCAAGACTTGAGGAGCAGTACGGGGTAGCTCAGAGGGATGCTAGAGTAATTACGGTTAGGTCAGATTCTTTGAAGATCAACAAAAAAGACTCTGGCGTAACTATGTATGAGACTAGCGAAGCTGGTGCTAAAACCGGTACTAAAATGACCTTTGGTCAGGACACAGTGGTTCTGCGTAAGTTCGCAGGTATAGCTGCTGTAACCGACGAGTTGAATGAGGATGCAGCCGTTGCTATTTTCAACGAGCTTTCAACCGATTTCGCCCGTGAATCTGCAAGAATCAAAGATACTTTAGTATTTACTGACGCTACAAGCGGTATATCAGTTGCTGCTGGAACTGCCGCCGTTGCTGTTGGTGCTACTATTGACTTGATAGACTTTGACGATTTGAACCTAGCGGTTTATTCGGTTCCTACACAGTCTATGCAGGGGGGTAAATTCTATCTTCACAGGACGATTCTTGGGATAATACAGAGGATCAAAGACACGACAGATAATTATATTTGGCAGCCAGGTACTAACGGTGTTGTTAATGGCACTATTTGGGGTTTCCCTTATGAGTTAGTCGAGGTTCTACCCGATATAGCTCACGTTGGGGACGCAAACGAGCCTTATATAATATTCGGTAACTTGAAGTACAGCGTGTTAATCCAGAAGGCTGGACTACAGCTAACCACCTTGAAAGAGGCTACTATAGCCGACTCAGATGGTAATACTGTAAACCTTGCCAGACAGGATATGACAGGGCTTCGTGCCGTAATGAGGGCAAACAACTTAGTACAGTTCCCTGAGGCATTTTGTCTTATAGGTACTGGAACAGTTAGCTAAGGTTTATAACCTTATTCTGCCTCCCGTGCAGGAGGCAGGGTTAAGGATATAAGCTATGATAAAAAACGCAAAGAACGAAGCTATACTAGAACCGAAAGAAACAAAAGAAATAGAAGACCCGCAGCCTTTGAAGTGCGGTTGTACTTGCCACCCTTACCAGTTACCGCCATTTTTCAGTAATTGCAGCAAGATTATTTGTGTCCACTGTAGTGGAAGGGAGGTATAGTGCCGTACACCACAGAGGCCCAAATAGAAGACTACCTTGAAAGAGATTTAAATTCCCACGAAGTAGGTATGATCGTTACCGCTATCCCTGCTGTTGACCACCTAGTAGATACGATTTGCGGACGTACTTTTGAAAATACAACGGCTGCCACCAGATACTATGACGGTAATGGCAAAAGGGAACTTTTTATAAATGACTTCAGCTCGGTTACATCTATCGCTTATATTGATGAGGATAGTGTTGTCACGGTAACTTTGGAAGAAAACGAAGAGTACGAGCTTTATCCTTTAAACGCAGACTATAAAAACAGTATTGTTTTGCGTGGGGGTACTTGGTCAAAAGGTATTAAGAATATAAAGGTGGTCGGCAATTTAGGTTTTACCAGTATTCCCGAAGCTATCCAAATGGCAGCCACTATGATTGTCGCCAACTTAATTGATTCCTATGCACAAAATTTAAAATCTAGGTCTATAGAAGGCTACAGTGAGGTCTACACAAATATATTGACCGAAAACCCCCAGATACAAAGTTTGCTTTCAAGTTATAAAAAAGTCTTAGTTTAATATGAAACCGGAAATGAATCAAACAATTATACTGGTTTCGGTAGAAACCAACGAGTACGGTGATGTAGTGTCGGACGACCCAACAACCAATTTGGTACTGACAGGTAAGTTTAGGTATATAACCGATATTAAAAGTAACCGCAGCAATATGGAGGAGGTCGACTCAGAGGCTATGGCTTGGTTTAATCCTTTCCGTAGCGATGGTGTTACCCCAACTGTCGTGAAGGGAAACGTAATATTTGCTGACGATACTTATTTTCGAATAGAAAAGATAATCAAGGCTAGGGATTTTAGTAGCGGCCCGATTCACTTTTTGAAATGTTTTTTAAGTAAATTTAATGTAGTATCTTAATATGGGCGTAATAATTATTGACAAATCAAAAGAATTTAAAGCAAAAAATGTTTTAGCTTTGGATAAGACGCTTCTGCTTATGGGTGTTGATATTCGCCGGTTAAGTGCCGATCAAGTTCCCCACGATAAGGGTACGCTACGAAATACTGGTGCAAGGATGCCGCAAAGACTTGGACTTTTAAATTACGAAATAAGATATGGTGAGGCCCCGCCTTCCGACGCACCTTATGCAAGACGTTGGGAATTTGAAACCCCACCACACGGATTCAAAAAAGGTAAGAAGTCAAGATATTTAAGAGACTCGGCCGAAAAAGTAATTAGAAAAAGCGACAACTATTTTAGAAAGGCTTTCGAAACTATAAGGATATAACCTATGTTGATTAACGAGTTTACTGCTTGGCTTGAAGATCAGGGTGTAGGCACAGTTGGTACTAACCTGTTTATAGGTGAGTTTCCAAAAGAAATAGAAAATGCTATAATGTTGTTGTCAGTACCAAGTGGAGAGCCAGATAAATATACTGGTGTAGAATACCAAACTATAGATGTTTGGTGCAGATATAGAAATACGGCGGATGGTTATACTAAACTTGAAACTGTATTTACCCTTCTTCACAGAATGGGGCCATTATATCTGCCGAATTACCAGATATATAATTGTAAGGCTCTTGGAAAGATAGATGATTTTGACCGTGATTTAGAAAATCGCAAATTATTAAAAGCGACTTTCGAGTTGACCTATCGCAACCTTGATTTAGTATCTTAAATTGGAGGTTGATTTATGGCAGCTTCACCTAGTTTAGACAACCTGCGAATCGGTGTTTGTAGAGTCATCTATAACGCCGTTAATCTGGGAAATACTAAAGAGGGTGTAATGTTCAAGTATGAACCAGAGTTTGCAGAACTTACGGTGGACAAATACGGCTCAACTCCTGTCGATAAGGTACTCACAGGTGAAAGGTTACTTGTAGAAGTAACTTTAGCCGAGCCTAGTGTCGGAAATCTTGAGGAGGCTATAGCAGCTTCCGATACAGATACCGGTGCTGCTGGTGATAGATTAAATATTGGTAGATCGGCTGGTTGGAGTCTTAGGACTAACAATTCAGCAGTGCTTGTTTTGCACCCAACAGCAAAGGCTGACAGCGATCTAACTGACGATATTACTATCTACAGGGCTGTACCTATTGAAGCGGTCGAATTGAGTTTTAAGGTTGACGAGCAAAGGGTCTTTAAAGTAACATTTGAAGCACTAATTGACGAAACCTATGATGATGGCCGCAGATTGGGCCACATTGGTCTCACGAACGTAAGTTAGTAAGACTTTATGGCAGACGCACAGCTTGATCTTGATTCTATTATTCCTGAAAAGGGTGAGGTAACTCTTGGCGGTATTACTTATATAGTAGAACCACCAAAGTTAAAGACAATTATCGAGTTGTCTAGGATATACAAACTCTTTCAGAGTAGTAAGAAAAAAGAGGATGGCGGTGCTTCTGCTTTAGAGGCCTTAGAGATTTTCCACAATGTAGTAGAAAAAATAATCCCAGATATAAAAAAGGATAATGTAGACATATCTTTTCAACAAGCCGAAAGGCTTATTGATTTCATAATGGGTTTGGCGGCTCCAAAAGAATTAAAAGCTGCTAAGGCTGCTGGCATTTCTCCTGTGGAAAAAAAAACACTCCAACCCGATTTATAAAGATAATCGCCTATTTTCTTAGAAAATACCCAGCCTACACTTTTGATTTGGTACTGAACGAATACGCAATAATATTTTATTCTCTTTTAAACCAGTCACTACAAATAGACGCTATCGAACAATTTAAACAAATCGAGGCGGCTTCATACCCGTTTATGGAAAAGGCAGATCGCCAAAACATACTTAGTGGATTAGAGAGGCAATCATCTGATATAATAGAATTACTGGATCAGGAAAACACCGCCGAAGGTTTGACCAGACTAAAAAAGATATTTGGTCAAAATAATTAGGCGGTATTTTTATAGGAGGATAATATTGCAACTGAAGTTGGATCAATAAAATATACTCTAAATTTAGACAAGGGCAAGTTTGAAGGTGATGTAGACTCAGCAAGCAGGAAATTTCATGGTTTAGGTAGTGCTACTAAAGCGGCTGAAGGCGGTTCATTTGCCTTGCTTGGTGGTCTGACTGCTGCTGCTGCTGGGGCGGTAGCCTTCGGGGTCAAATCTATCCAAGCCTTTACCGAAGCACAAAACGTCATGGCTCAGACTCAGGCAGTCTTGAAATCTACTGGCGGTGTCGCTGGCGTAACCGCAGACCAAGTTTCCAAACTTGCGGCCTCTTTACAAAAGACAACTAAATTTAGTGACGAAACAATCCAAACTGGTGAAAACCTACTTTTAACCTTTACTAAAATAGGCAAGGATATATTTCCAGAGGCTACAGAAATAATGCTAGACATGAGCCAAGCACTTGGTCAGGATGTAAAATCATCTGCTATACAGCTTGGAAAAGCCCTTCAAGATCCAATTTTAGGTGTCACGGCTTTGCGTAGGGTTGGTGTTAATTTCAATGAAGCACAGCAAGATGTAATAAAAAACTTAGTTGAAACAGGTCGTTCGGCTGAGGCCCAAGCCTTGATAATGAAAGAGTTGAAAACCGAATTTGGTGGTAGTGCCGAGGCTGCTGGCAAGACCTTTGCTGGGCAACTGACAATAGCAAAAAATACGTTCAGTGATTTCATGGAGCTTATAGGTGAGGGTATTAGCAATAGTTTGGAACCTGTTATTCAAGCCTTTAATGATTGGTTTACAGCTATGGGTGGGCCACAAGGGGTTCTAAACTTCTTTATAGAGAAGCTGCAACAATTACAACCTCACTTGCCAATAATAGCTGGTGCTATCATGGGCGGTCTTGTACCTGCGGTTTTAGCTTTAGCAGCCGGATTTATTACCTTGTTTGCCCCCTTGTTACCATTTATCGCTGCTGGGGCATTGTTAGCTTTTGGTATTCAAAAACTTATCGAACATTTTGGCGGTTTGGATAATACATTAAAAGCTCTACAACCAATAGTAGATACAATAAAAGCCGCCTTCGATTTAATTACATTTGCAGTTACTAACTTTTTGATACCGGCGGTTATGCAACTTTGGACTGCGTTTTCAAAGGACTTGCTTCCTGCCCTAAAACAACTTTGGACTTTGGTTGCTCCGACTTTAATACCGATACTAAAATTTTTAGCAGTGGTTATAGGAGTAGTAATTTTCGGGGCCATATTGCTGGCAATTAAGCAATTTACTTTTATGATTAAAGTAATTTCTTTTGTAATAAATATGGCCAGTAAACTTATTGCCTTTTTTAAAGGTATTGATTCTTCAATAAGAAATGCCCTAAAAAATGTTTACAATACTTTAAAAGCACCCTTTGAAAAGGCCTTTAATTGGATTAAGGAACAGGTGGGCAAGGTGGTTGAAACTTTAAAGAATCTAAACCCGTTTTCAAGACATTCGCCTAGCCTAGTAGATTTAATAAGCAAAGGTACTGATAAGATAACAAGTCTTTATGGTGGGATGTTTGACGAGATAAATTCAATTTCAAGAGATTTTACGGCTACTGTAAGACCTAACTTCCCAGGATTAGCTCAAAGTACAAATAACAATACAGCAAATACGACAGTGCTTGGTGATATAAATATCGGTTCTCAAGTACAAGCTGACGATTTTCTTAGAAGATTTACCAGAAACCAAGAGTTAGCAAACTTGGGGCTAACAATTAAACCTAAATAATATGTTACCTATATATTTTAATAATGTCCGATTAGACACAATAGAATATATTACGATTACCAATCGCCTTGCTCACTCTTTACCCATAAGGTCGGTAGATAAAAAAGACCTTGCCAATGAAGATGGGGCCAAGTTGGTTTCTGCCGATTATAAAAGTAAAGAGATAGTTATTGAAGGCCATATTGTTGCCCCAAACCGACAATCTTTGGAAGTAGCCAGAGATAACTTGCTTATTTATTTATCAGTAAAAGAAGCTCCTCTCAAATTTGACCAGTCTGGAATTGAAAGGGAATACACGGCCACTGTCTCACAGATAATATTTAGTGAGGCCAACGGTGGTTTTAATACTTTTACAATTACTTTTCTTTGTAGCAATCCTTTTGGTTACAATACTCAATCGACATCTATAGCTATGGGAGCAGCAATAACCGCTTTTTATGGGGAAAAAACTTTTAATATTTTAGGTAGCTATAAAGCCACACCAGTTATTACTTTTACTTTCGCTAGTCTTAGTGGTGCTACCGGCAAAATAGTTACGATCACCAATCCTGATAGTGGTGAGGAAATAATAGTTACTAGGGATTGGAGTAATAGCGACATTTTACAGATAGACTCTGCCAATAAAACTGTCAAAGTAAACGGAACAGAAGTAAATTATACTGGAAAGTTTTTGACTTTTGACCCTGGAACAGGTAAGAAGATAGTCTATGAAGATAATTTTACTGGCCGCAGTGTTACTGTTGGCTTTACTTATACGAAACGTTGGCTCTGATATGGCTTATCGACAAACTGCTACAATTCAGGCCCATGCTGATACAGAGTATTTGGCTTCTTATATAGTTAATAATCAATTCACCTATGAGGAGGCTCGCAGGGGGGAGGCTATCGCTACAATTCAGGCCGATTATCTAAGTGATGGTATAAACAAAGTCGGCAGAAGTATTTACCAGTTTGATTATTATGTATATACAGCAGGTTTGGTTTTTAGTGTTGCCAGTATTCCAGCAGACGCAGTGATTAAAGACGTTAAAGTAACAATAAACTTTACTGCTTTTCCGCCTACTGGTACTGATTACGTTGATATTTTTCTTATCCAGTATGATTGGGGAGGCGGTGCTTTGGCCCCTGCTGATTGGATAAACTTAGATACTCTAAATAACCCAGATACCTATCCGATTCTTGGTTCAAGAAACACAAAGTTTTTTATAGACCCGTCAGTGGCCAGTCCTAGTTTTCTATCTACTAAAGCTATGATTGATTATGTTCAAAGTTTGGTTGGTGGGTCAGACCCAATAAGAATTTATATGGTGGGTAAAAATGATTTGTATGATATAGTTCCTGACTTCTATTTTAGGGGAGTTAGAGGTTTGCAAGCGATTTCGGGCGACCCGATTGAAGAAGATGCATACTTATCGTTTTTAGATTCAAGTGTGTCAATAGAAATAATTTATGAGCAACCCTAATCAAAAGACTTACAATTACAGGGTCTTTGACGATACTGATAATTTTTTGGCTACTTGGGATGACGTTGTTAGTGAGCCTTCCTTTAGCCAAGAAATAAATTCGGCCGGTTCAGAGCTTAGGTTAGTCTTGGCCAGAGATCCAGATACATTAAGTAGTGATGTCGATTTCAACAACAAGGTTATTATTACAATTCATGATAAAGAAACACCCGAAGGTCAAAATCTCTTTCAAGGTTTTATAAGTGAGTATCGACCTTATTTCTCAGATAAAGAAAAATATACCGAAGTTGTATTGCTGGGCTTCGGTGCTGATTTGGCTGATTATATGGCAGAAAACTTTGAAGTAAGTGCAGAAAACCAGGTAGATAATCAAGCTGACGGTACTTCTTCTACTTTCCCTATTGTGACAGGACAGGATTCTATAGCTCTAAGGTTTAGGGCAAGCTATGATTCGATAAGGAGGTTACATTTATATTTGGATGCTGCTCAGGCTATGGAAAATTTTGATTTGGTTGAAGATAATGGTGGGCTACCAACAGGTACCAGTGTTCTACCAACGGGTACAAGTATTGTTCTTGCATCGCAACAGCTTATAAGTGCTGCTCCAGATATTTACGATTTCGAGTTTGTTTTCCCTTTTGGTATAAATTTAGAGCAGGGTAAGTATTATCATTTTGTTATATCTCCTGGAAGTGGCGGTACTCCAAACCTTTATTATGATGCCGACAATGTTTTTGATGACTATACTTGGCTATTTAATGACAACGCTGCTGGCTGGTTTACACAAACCGGTGAATTAAATTTCCTTTTAGAACCAGCTAATTTAACCACAACCTTTACCTACACAGACATAGACCCTGTGGAAATGCTTAGAGATATTTTAGACAACTATATTTTGAGGGGCGGGAAGATAAATTACGACGGGGCTTCTTTAGAACCGAGCCTTACAACAGCGACCTATACATTTAAAGTAATGAGTATTTTGGAGTGTATAAACAAAATCATTGAACTTTGTCCAGCCAATTTTTACTGGTATGTAGACCAAGCTAATAACATTCTTTTTGTTAGGGGGGCTGCCGACGATTACGAACATAAGTTAGTTTACGGAAAGAATATCGCTGTAAACGAATTAAATGCCGTAAGCCAAACTGTAGTAAATACGGTTTATTTTACTGGTGGCGAGGTTTCTACCGGAGTAAACTTTTACAAAAAATACTTTGACCAAAGCCTTATAGATACTTTCGGTGTCAAAGCTGTTTCCTTAAATGATAACCGAGTTACACTTGAAGCAACTGCCGATACTATAGTAAACAGTTTTCTAAAGGAAACTAATTCAGCCAGACTACGGGCGAATATCCAAGTTATAGATAGTAATGTGGGGGATAGTCCTGGTGGTTATGATATTGAAAGTATTACTGTCGGTCAGGTTATTTCTCTGGCAAATATCGGTCAGGGTGGCAGTAGCCGTTGGGGTCAAGCACGTTGGGGAGTAGATAAGTGGGGCATGAATTTCAGGGACTTTGGAACCATAATATTGCAGATAGGAAGACTAACATACAGCCCTAATGATATAATATTAGAAGCGAAAGAATTGATTGTTAATCCATATAAACAAATGGCAGAGCAATCAATCTCTATAGGAAAGTTGGAAACTGTTAATAATCCAACTGTTCCAGATTAAAAACTATGAGTGGCGGCCCGACTTATTCAACAGACCAAATATTAGATCCGACAGAACATAAGGCTACCCATGATGGGTTGGCTAGTGGTTCGGAGGACGTAAATAATAACAAGTTAGAGCTTTTTAGAGGCGAGGCTTTAGCTAATTTTGTTTCTGGCGGCGGTGTTTGGACTGCTGATAATGCTGGTGTTAACAGAAACGCCTCAATGACAAGTGTGGTTGCCTACATAAACGGCAAAAGAGTTACCGCCTCGGCCGTTTCTGCAAGGACGTTTACTGCTTCAAAAGACACTTATGTAGATTTAGGAGATGATGGGGTGATCACATATACAGAAGTCGCCAATAACGCTGCTTCTCCTTCACTTGCTTCAAATGCAATTCGTATTGCAGTAGTAATTACAGGGGCCACTACCATAGCTTCCCAAAACGCAATCAATCAAGGACAACTAGGGCCGACCGGCCCAACTATATCAAGTGTAATTTTATCTGTTGTAGATTCTCTAGGTAATTTAATCTATAACCGAAACCCTACTCCTGGGGTGATTGGCTATAGACAGGCAACCTCAGATCAAGGAGGTATAACTAGCGAAGTTGATCTTACTGGTTTATCGGTTCCGGTAATTGTTCCTGCCAACAAACGTATTAAGATAACTACTTTTACCTTGTTTGCAAATACCGCAGCAGGAAACAGGTCGGTACTTCGTATTAAGGAAAGTACAACTACTTATAGTCAAGGTATTTTAGTACAGGGTGCAAATGCCACAAACGAAACTATTATTAGCACGGTAATATTAATGCCTTCTACTGGAAGCCATACATATAAACTTAGTGGCCAAGCAACAGCAGGGACAAGCACGTTGGCAAACGCTACTATGACAAGCTTTATTATTGTGGAGATTATTTAAAATGGGCTTAGAGTTACCACAAACATTAATAGGTTGGGTAGGAGCAGCAACCGCCCTAGCTTTAGGAGGATCTTTTTTTGTTTACCAAATAAGACGCAACGACCTTAACCTCCTTAGAGATTCCATAAATGATTTAACTAAAAGGGTAGAGTATTTGGAAAAAGAAAATAATAGGCTAGAGGGTGCTTACAAAGATGTTAAATTTAAGAAAGACTACTTGAAGCAAATAGTCCTGCAGGCATTATCCCAAAAGTCTAATATTGAAAACACTTTAGGTAAAGAAATTAAAGAACATCTAAATAAATAAAATGTCTATTAAACTTTTATGGCCTTTTGATACTCCAATCCTACCTGTAACAGGTAACTTTGGAAGGCTTGGCCCTTACGATTATTTTATTAATTACAAAGGACAAAAGATTCCCCTTCCCCACACAGGTACAGATTACCCACCTAAACTAAAAATCAAAACCTTTGCACCAGAAGCAGGTAAAGTTATTGAGGTTTATTCTCCCGTTACTACTGCCAAAGATTATAAAACAGGTTACGGAAGATTTTGTAGGATTAAATTAAATAACGGCTACCGCATAGGATTTGCTCACATGGATTCTCTAATAATAAAATCAGGACAGGTAGTAACCAAAGGACAGCTTATTGGTTATACTGGACAAACAGGTACTGTAACGGGGCCGGTTTGTCATATAGAATTTGCCGACCCTGCAGGGCGTTTGATTGACTTAACCAAAGTGGTACAATGGTCAAAGGGGGTAAATAACGTGGACTTAGAACTGGAAAGATTAGCAGCTTTATTCACAGTTTTACTCGGTAAAAAACCAAATAAATACGATATTGAATCGTGGCGTAAAAGCAAACTTAGTGCTGGAGCCTACGCAACTAAACACTATTTAATCAAATGGGTAAAGAAATCCCAATATGATAAAGAAATAGCCACTTTGAATGCCGGTATAGTTACCCTGCAAGGACAAATAGAGAAACTTCAAAAGACAATAGAAGACCAAAACGCTGTTAATGATACCCTCATTACTCAAATAGAAGAATATAAAAAAGACGCTGTTGATAAAAAAAAGACAGAGACCGACCTCAAATTAAAACTCACCGAACCAGTAGTAATAAATGAAAAACCAACTAGGTTTAATATTCTACAAACCGACAACAGTTTTATTAAACTGGTAAAATCTGTTGCTAATTTTATGGGTGGTTATGATTGGAAAAACCCATTTAGTAAAGGTGGTGATAAATAATGAATCTTACCGGAAGAAGAACTTATATTACGGCTGGAGTAATTTTTGTTGTTGCCGTGCTTCAATTCTTTAATGTAATTAGCTGGGACACCGAGACGTTTCAAACAGTAATCGCAGGACTTGGTGCAATCGCAGCAGTATTTCTTAGAGCAAGTGTAACTGGAAAATAATCATGATGCCGGTACTTGAAGCCCTACTTAGTTGGGGCTTCTTGTATATAAGTGGTATAATTATATCGGTTGTATAGAATTTTCTTACCGTATCTCCTGATTATTTTCCTAGTTTTAATATTTAACGGAGATACGGCAGCCGAAAACCAAACTAGGCAAACCCCAAAACCCGCAGAATATCAAGGGCCTGTAATAACAGTATCCATAAAATCTAAAAAATATACTCCAAAACCACAAATGCTTGCCAGAGGCCCTGTGGTCGCCCCTAACGGCTTTTATAGCGTAACTGGTTACAGCACCAGCCAGCAAGAAGGGACGGGGTACTACACCGCTTCCGGGGCTAGGGTTGCTTATGGAATCTGTGCTGCCGACCCTGTTTATCCTTTTGGGACAAAATTTGAAATACCTGGCTATGGGATTTGTACGGTTCTTGATAGGGGTGGTGCTATAAAGGGCAACAAGATTGACGTTTACTTTCCAAATTATGATGACGCTATAGCTTGGGGCCGAAGGGTATTGAAAATAAGAAGACTCTAGGGCAGCAGAGCCTTCTGTGGAAACAACGGACAGTATAATTATACTAATCTCCTCTTGCTTTGACAATCTCATTCCTTTTGTTATCGTTCCATAGGTGCATATCAACCAAAAGCGTGTTTTCGTTGATAATCTCGGCCACTTTCCTCAAGAGTATTTTCAGCGAAACCGAACCGAAATCATAGGTAGTCAGTTCGGTTGGGTTCCAGCCAGTCCTGACAACTACGGTTGCGTAGAACTTCACCTGTTTTCTCCTTTCGTGCCTGAATTTTACGAGGCTTCGTAAAGTATATTTTACAACAACTAGGTTGACATTTGAAAATGAGTAGTGTATATTTTGATTGCGGAAGTAAACTGTCACACTAAAAGCCTTCTTTGGGCTGCGGGTATTCCGCAAGCGAGTGTGACAACTCCCCGCAGCATAAAGAGGGCTTTTTTGATGGACAATAACGGCTGGATAAAAGTTTTCAGAAAAATAATTGATAATGAGATATGGAAAGACCGGCCCTTTAGTAAAGGCCAGGCTTGGATAGACTTAATATTTCTCGCCAACTATAAAGATACTGATTTTTGTAAGCGTGGAGAACTAAAAACAACTCAAAAATACCTATCCGAAAGGTGGGGTTGGAACCGACTAACTGTTAGACACCTACTTATACAACAACTTAAACACCAGGTTAACATCAAAACAGACAACAAACACACATATATAACAATCAATAATTATGATAAGTATCAATCAAACTATGCAACAAACGAACAGCAAAACATACAACAAATTAACACTACTAAAGAAGAAAGAAGTAAGAAGAAAGAAATAACCCCCTCTATTATCTCCCCCTTAACAGAACAAGACTTATTGGAAACAGCAGAACGATACGGTGTACCTATTGCGTTTGTACGTTATCAAAAAGAGGCTTTAGATAATTATGTGGCTTCTAGCGGAAAGAGATATAAAGATTTAAAAGCCGCATTGCGTAATTTTGTATTGCGTGATATTAGAAAGATTAAAGAAAGGGGTCAAGAAAATGGTAGAAAATACAGCTATACCAAAATATCGTGAGCTTTGGACAATCCAGCTTTCTACAAGAAAAGAATATCAGGTTACCGGCGAGGAGTTAGAGCAGATAAAAAGAAGGTTGATTCAGGGGGAGTCGGGCTTCATTGAGTTAAAAGAAGGCGGTTTTAAATTATCACATATTGTTTCGTGGTCACTTGAAAGCAGACAAATAGAAAACCAACTAACGGCTCCAGAAAAATATCCCCAGCAAACACCGGAGGAAAGACTAAAAGCTAGGAAAAAAATTGAAGAAATAAGAAACAAGTTGACACAGGGTTTATAATTTATCTATGGAAGAACCAAGAAGAAGAAAGCACGAACGGGAACAAAGCTTGATAGTTGCTTTGCACGACATCCAGGGTTATACCTTCGATGAAATATCCAAGATGCCCCAATTTAATGTTTCTAGGCAAGCAGTACACAAGAGGTATAGAAACTATAAGGCTAAACTAGGGGGTTGACAAGCCCTTGCGGTTGTATTAAGATTGGTTTGTAGGATTGAGATTAGGAGATTGTCGCTTGATAGCTGGTTGCCAAAGGCGGTGGCTTGTGGCCCACCTTTCAGCCCTCGGACGACATTTTGCCAGTGTTCGTTGTAAGCAACTAGCTTACCAGGATATAATCTTGGAGAAGGGAGGTAAGAATGAAACCAGGGAGTGTTTGGGAACTGATGGCTTTCGACATCTTAACCCAAAGGGATAAAGAGATTCTTGACCGTTTCTACTCTGCCAGAAACTACGGCGGGGCGGAAAGTTGGCTGCAAAAGAAAATGCTGCCGGTCTGGAGAGCCAAGATCAGCCTATTGCCTGAATATGCGAATAGGTAAATGGGAGAAGGAGAGAGAACCACAGTTGCCCTTGTGTTGCATGGCAGGTGCTAAAAATTGAAAATTAGATGGCAGTCTAATGATAATCTACACAAGGGCAGTTGCGGGGGTATCAGTGGGTTAGGTAACACGAAGCCTGCTGGTAGCCTCGGGAAAGAAGGTTGTATTTATGTTAGCCCAACTTTACATAAAGGCTTTAGGCCACGAAGTAGAAAGAGAAGTTTCCTTGCACGGCAATATTTGTGTTGCCAATTATGCAGACGACCCCGAAGATTTTATTGGTTATAAATGCGGTGGCCGGATTCAATGGGAATACAAAGACGAGTTCGGAAAACACGGCAAGTGTCAAGATTGTAGAGCCAGTTATTTAGTAGAGCTACCTGAAAGGGGTTTAAATGCAAATTAAAGTTGCTACTTACCAAACTTTAGAACAGGCGTTGGAAAGCGTCAGAGATAAAATAGACGAGTTACCAATTTACCACAGCGATTTGATTTCCTATACGGTCCTACAGAATTTGGGTAAGGTTGCCGTATATCTTAACAGGAGGCCAAATGCCTGAAGAAGAAAAAACCAAACCTCAAGTTAAACCAGAAGATTACATAGTAGATATTAAAGGAAAAAAATATATGATGGTGGCTGGTAGGCTAATTGAGGCCCACCGTGATACCCACGAATCACTAAGTATAACCACAAACTTTGAGGTAAGGGACAACAGCGTATTATTCAAAGCTACGGTTGAGATTGATAGCAAGGTTTATAACGGCCATGCTGTAAGCTATTTTGATGCTCAAGGTGTAGAGGGAACAAGCCCGTTTGAGGTTGCTGAAACCTCGGCTATAGGTAGGGCGTTGGGTTTTGCTGGTTTTGGGTTGATTGGCGGTATTGCTTCGGCAGAGGAGGTTATGCACGCACAAGGTAGGGAAGGTAAAGTGATTGGCTTCCACGGTAGTGATAACCCTAAGTATAAAGAAATATTTAGCCAGGTGGTTAAGGCTAAGACATTTGAGGATATAAATACCATAATGCAAAGCCAAGAATATAAAACCTTGACCTTTGAGGAGAAGTCAGGGGTTATGGAACGGATTAAAATTGCCCAAAGGAATTTAATGCCAGCAAAGGAGGCAGATGGAGTTTAAAGAAGTCTGGGATTTCGATAAAAAATCTGACAAAACAATTAAGACCTTAGCCGAAAGACATCCCCATGTAGGGGCGAGAGCTATGGCAGATATATATTTAGCAGGTGCAAAAGACGTTTTGGAAGTTCTGAAAGACGATACAGAACTTACAATGGCTATAAATTTTGAAGATGAGTAATCTCTTTCAAGTTCCAGTAATAATAGAAAAAATTGAATCAATGGCCGATAGAGGCTGGGGGCTGAAATTACACACTAGAGAATTGACCCCACCAGAAGCAGGATTGCTCAGCAGTCTTAAAGGTAAAGAAGTTTGGGCCGTAATGGCTGAAAGAGAAATATTGCCAGAGGATATACAAGTTACTAAAGAAAGGGTTGAAAGAGGCGAGAAGACACCAAGCCAAAGATTGAGAGCCGTATTGTTTGTACTTTGGGAACAAACCGAAAAGACCAGTGACTTTGATACTTTTTATAGACAAAAAGTTGAGCAGTTTATTGACAAGATAAAGGAGAAACTAGATTGACGCAAAAACAAAAAATTATCTCTATGTTAAGAGTGCGAGGACAAGAGGGCGTTTGTAATTATGAGTTTCCTCAAAACTTTATTCTTAATTATAAGGCTAGGTTGGATGAGTTAAGGGAGAATGGTTATAACATCAAAACGATTAGGGTTAAGGATAATGTTTGGAAATACGTTTTGGATTATAAAGAATTTGGTAAGCAAACAAAAGATTGGCGAGTAGACAAAAGATTGGAAAAAATAAAAGAGATGGAAAGCCGAGGGCAGGGGAGGCTAGTTTGAATCAAGATGGCCAGGAGGATAAGGTCGCAAATACGATAGTCGCAGTAAGTTTAATTTTATTATTAGTTTGGATAGTTTATGGGGTGTTTAGTTAAGTATGCCAGTTAAAATTATTGATAAGTTTACAAATTTAAACGTTAGTAGGCAGAGAAAATACCAATTAAGAAACCTTAGGGTTGGTTTATGTATTGAATGTGGGAAACCAGTTTCTAAGACAAATAAAAAGTTTTGCAATTACCATAGGAAGTAATCTTTTTAGCGTGGCTACTTGCAGGCACAGGTAGCCACCCCAAGAGGCAGTCAAACGCTACATTATGGAGCAACAGGGAAAAGACGTATTTGAATATAGTGTCTTTGGAAACCCAAAGCAAAAGATTGGTGATTTTACCCAAGGGAGTTTATTCTAGTGGTTATCCTAGACTTATGCGGAGGAACAGGAAGTTGGAGTAAGCCTTGGGTAGAAGCAGGTTATAAAGTTATCAATGTTACCTTACCAGAATATGATGTTATGACTTACAAACTACCAGAAGAACCAGTTGTGGGCATACTAGCTGCCCCACCTTGCACAATGTTTAGTTTAGCAAGAACAACTGCAAAGACTCCAAGAGATTTTGAGAAAGGTATGGAAGTAGTGAAAGCCTGTTTGGAACTAATCTGGGCTGCCAGAGCAAGAGGAGACTTGAAGTTCTGGGCATTAGAGAACCCTACAGCCTACCTTAGACAATTTCTAGGTAAACCACCATTTATCTTTCAACCTTATGACTTTGGAGATAGATACAAAAAGAGAACAGATTTATGGGGATACTTCAACTTCCCAGTAAGAAAGCCAGTTACTTTGACACCAAAAGAAGTAAGGGACTCAATGCAAAATACAAGACCACTACCTAAGTTCAAAGGGCTGACAGTAGCCGATAGGAGAGCAATTACCCCACAAGGGTTTGCTCGAGCATTTTATCAAGCAAACAAAGAAAGGCTGCAATTCCTCCCACAAATAAATTAGTGGGTATCCTTGCAGGTTTATTATGAAACCAAAGAAAAGTAATTTAGAGGATAAAGAATGAAAATAACATTTTTAGGAAATTTCGGTGTAGATTTTAGTAGCGAGAGTCACCATGTTAAATCTTTAGAATCTCTTGGTCACGAAGTTATTAAGCTGCAAGAAAGAAACACTACCAGCGAATTGATTTTTGAGGTCGCTTCCAGGTCAGATTTATTTGTTTGGGTACATACTCATGGGTGGAATACTCCCGGAGTCTTAACAATGCGAGAGTTATTAAAATTATTGAAAAGCCGTAATATACCAACCTTGACTTATCATCTGGATTTATGGTTTGGGATTCAAAGACAAAAGGAGATGGAAACAGAGGACTACTGGAATATCCAACATTTCTTTACTGCCGACAAGAACATGGCCAACTGGCTTAATAAAAACACGCCGGTTAAAGGTCATTATTTAGCGGCAGGAGTATTTGACCAAGAGTGTTATCTAAACCAAAATGTTAATCAAAATAAGGATGTGGTGTTTGTAGGCAGCCGAGGTTATCATCCTGAGTGGCAGTGGCGACCACAGCTTGTTGATTGGCTTAGAGAAACCTACGGTCAAAGGTTTTTTCATTATGGTGGTGACGGTATCAAGGTGGTTAGAGGACACGAGTTGAATATGATTTATGCTGAATCTAAAGTAGTTATCGGCGATACCTTGTGTTTAAACTTTGATTACCCCAACTACCTAAGTGACCGTATCTTTGAGACGACAGGCCGAGGCGGCTTTATTATCCACCCGTATATCAAAGGGATTGAGGATTTTTTCGAGATAGGAAAAGAAATTGTTACTTTTAAGTTTGGTGATTTCAAAGATTTAAAATCTAAGATTGATTACTATGTTGAAAACAAAAAGGAACGGGAGGAGATTAGAAGGGCAGGATCGGAAAGAACAAAAAGAGACCACACTTATTTACAAAGGTGGGCTAAAATATTGGAGGTAATAAATGGAGTTCCCAAAAACAATTGAAGATAATTTTTATAAACCCAGAGTAGTAAGAGAAGAAAGAAAACATAAATGGTAAAAATGATTGATACTTTAATAAATGGTCAGTTTAAAATTAAACTACCAGAACATAGGGCGGCTAGGCTAGAATGGTTTACCAAGCAAGGTTGGGAAAAGAAAAGATTAAGTTCAATGCACGAGTATATTGGTGAAGGTGATGTAGTTTATTACGTTGGTGCGGAGTTGGGCGAGATGCCAGCCTTGTGTCAAATGTGGGGGGCGGAAGTTGTCTTGTACGAACCTAACCACAAGGCTTGGCCAGTTATAAAAGCGGTATGGAAAGCAAACAAATTGAAACGCCCATTGGGGCTTTTAGCTGGGTTTGCAAGCAGTGTTGAAAAACAAATACCAAAAAATCCCGATAAAGAATTATACGAAGGTATAGGCTGGGCAAATGGCAAAGATACTTGGCCTATATTTTCACAAGGTAAAATTGTAAAAGCACACGGGTTTAGCGAATTATATTTAGAAGCAGATGGATTACCACAATATAAAATCGATAATACAGCGAAAAGATTAAAACCACCGACAGCAATTATTCTTGACGTAGAGGGCAGCGAGTGGAAAGTTTTAAGGGGAGCAGAACAAACTATAAGAAATCACAAGCCTAAAATATGGCTTAGTGGCCATCCAGAGTTTATGTTCCACCAATATAAAGAGTACCTAACCGATTTAAGAAATTGGATTAAAGCCTTTGGGTATAAAGAAACCTTACTAGATTACCAACACGAGGTTCATTTATTTTATGAAAAGAGTTAATTTTGAAAGACAGTACTGGAACCAAAAAGCTGAATCAAAAAATGTCGATAGCGAAATGCACGATAAGGAAATATCAACTGAAGAAGAAATCGATATTTTATTTAAAGACCTTGATTTTGCCCCAAAAGCTATATTAGAAATTGGTTGTGGTGTTGGTAGATTGGCTATACCCACGGCTTTAAAATTTTCTCAAGCTAATGTTCTAGGTATTGATATATCAGAAGGTTTGTTAAACATTGCTAAAAACAGAGCTAAAAATATCGAAGCTAGTGTTAATAATTTAGGTTTTCAGCACACCAAAGGGAGAAAGTTACCTAATGATTATCAATCAGATTTTATTTATGCAGTTACGGTTTTTCAACATATAGACGAAGGTGGGATTAAAGCATATATATCAGAGGTGGGAAAACACCTAAATAAAAACGGTGTATTCAGATTCCAATTTATTGAAGGGAACGAACACGAACCAATGAGCCACCACTATCAATTAGACGAGGTATCTAAGTGGCTTAATATGAACGACCTAGTGATAACAAAATACGATAAGGGCTTAATTTATCAAAACTGGACTTGGGTAACAGCAAAAAAATTATGATAGGAAACGTTTGCCAAGCTGGGCATAAAAAACACGATACTTTAAAAGTCGAAACTGGGGTCGGGCCAATGTTTGTTTATGATTACGAGAAATATAAAGATATTGCTGGTTATTGTACTGGTAAAGATGATGTATCTAGGACTTTAATAAATGAGGGTGCTTGGGAGAAACCGGAGACCGAAATAGTCAAAGGTATTTTAGAGAATGGCAATCGAAATAATTTGCTTATTGATATTGGTTGCCATATAGGTTGGTATTCAATATTGGCAGGAAAAATGGGCTATCAAGTCAAAGCTATAGATGGCGATAAAGAAAACATAAAGACTTTAAAGGCCAATGCGATTTTAAATTCGGTTGTCGATAAAATAAGCACATTCACAATTTGGATTGATGGTGAAATCGAAAAATTAAAAACTGCCAAAACTATTATAGAGTTAATAAAAATAGACATTGAAGGCAACGAGGTCTATGCAATCAACTTATATCAAGACTGGTTGAAAGAAAAAAGAGTCAGGAATTTATTTATTGAATTTAGTCCTGTCTTTAATAACAGTTATCCAGATATTTATAAAAGACTGATGGAATACGGTTATAAGGCTTTTAAAAACGGTAGAAGGTTTGATGGGGAAATGAATTTTAATCAAGCAAATATTCTTTTTAAATTATGATAGTGCCTGTCTTTTGGAAAAGTTACCACCAGGAAACACCCAACCGTGGTTATTGGGACATGGGGATTATTGAGCATATTTTCAGTAAAGAGATTTGGAACCCTGTAGGCGATTACGAGTTTGAACACCATGACGATTTTGATAGTGTTTTTGACTACGGCATTGTAGTTATACCTGCTCGTTATCACGCTAAAGATATAGACCAGATCAATTCAGACTTGGCTAAACTTAGGTGGTGTATTTTGATACTTGCCGGTGATGAGGAAGCCACATTTCCTGTTGAAAAGATAAACCACCCAAGAATAAAAACCTATGTTATGACTCCAAACTTTGACAGGCACAAGTCGGTAGATGGGTTTTTGGGTGACGGGTGGCCACCAGATGCCCCAGAATTGATTAAAGTAGCAGGGTTGGTTAACAAGAGTATTGATTGGTTTTTTGCTGGTCAGATAACCCACACGAGGCGACAGCAATGTAAGAAGGCTTTAGTTAGTATAAAAAAGGATAAAAAATATACCGGTCATTTGGTAGAGACAGAAAAGTTTACCGAAGGTTTGCCCCACCAAGAATATTACAATTATATGGCTTCGGCTAAGGTTGCACCTTGTCCTTCGGGGCCGGAGACACCAGATACCTTTAGGTTTTATGAGGCTTTAGAGTCGGGGTGTGTACCAATAGCTGACGATAAAACAAGGAAGGACGATAAGAGGACAAATTACTGGCGAAAGCTATTCGGAGATGACATTCCCTTTCCCGTAATAACCGATTGGCGGAAGTTAAAAGGAGTTATGGTAAACATGATTGATCGCTATCCTGCGATAAACAATAAAATATTTGCTTGGTGGCAGCTTAAAAAACGAGAGTTAGCCTACCAAATAACAGACGATATAAATTATCTGGCGGAAACAGAATCGATAACAGATGATTTAAAGGATTTAATTACTGTTTTAATACCTACCAGCCCGATAATAAACCATCCCGACACTTCTATGATTGAAGAAACTATCAGCACAATAAGGGAACGACTGCCAAATAGCGAGATAATATTGATGATTGATGGGGTTAGGGACGAACAAAAGAAATTCAAAAGTCAGTATGATGAGTATGTTAGGAGATTACTTTGGGGGACTAACTTTGTTTGGCATAATGTAGTCCCGCTTTTTTTTGAAGAGCATAAACACCAAGCAGCCATGACTAGAGAGGCCCTTAAACTTGCCAGAACTCCGACTATTATGTTTGTCGAACATGATGCACCGCTTTGTCAAGAAATACCGTTTAAGAATTTAATAGAAACAGTTAGGAGTGGTGAGGCCAACATGATAAGGCTTCACCATGAAGCCCTTATTTTAGATGTCCATAAACATATGATGCTTGATAAACAACCAATAACAATACACGGAATACCTTTAGTAAGAACCTCGCAGTGGTCACAAAGGCCCCATGTTGCCTCAACTGAGTTTTATAGGCAAATGATTGACAAGTATTTTGAAGCTGGCGACAAGACAATGATTGAAGACATTGTCCACAGTCCTTTGATGGAAAGCTATAAAATCTTGGGTAAGGCTGGTTGGAATAACTGGAAGGTTTGGATTTACGCACCCGAAGGGGACATGAAAAGAAGCTACCACACGGACGGCAGGGGGGCAGAGCCTAAGTATAAAATGTTTGTGAAAGGGAAAATGATATGAGAATCGGCCTTTTGGCTAGGATGGATAATACTGGCGTGGGGGTACAAACCCACGAATTTTATAAGAATATGAAGCCGGATAAAACTTTGGTAATAGATATGACAGGGGTAAATCAGCACATGGGTAAGGTTACTAAAAATTATCCAGATCGCTATCCAGAAAAGGCAGTGTTTGTTTACGGTTTCCCAACCGATTCAGACTTTGACAGTTTTCTTAAAGATTTGGATGTGGTTTTTACAGTTGAATCTCCCTATGGCTATCAACTTTACAGCATGGCTAGGGAAAGGGATATCAAGACAGTAAACCAATATAATTATGAGTTCCTTGATTATTTCCTGAGGCCAGATTGGGTTTACCCAGATATGTTGGCCGCACCGACAACTTGGAAAATTGACGAGGTAAGGCAAAAGTTTGGCGATAAAACCTTAGTAAAGTATCTAACTGCACCAGTCAACAGAAAATTACTTCCGTTTAAGAAAAGAACCCAAGCTAAGAAGTTCCTGCATATAGCTGGCTATAAAACCTTTGATGATAGAAACGGAACCCAAACGGTATTTGAAGCAATAAAGTTGGTTAAAAATAAAGACTTGGAGTTTATTATTTACAGTCAGCATCCGTTACCGGAATTGGGTCAGTATAACGTCAAGGTAATAAATAGCGACGTGGATAATTATTGGAGTCTTTATCAAGACGAAGACGTTTTACTTTTGCCGAGAAAATATGGCGGCCTTAGTTTGCAGTTGAATGAGGCATTAAGCTGCGGTATGATACCTTTAATGACTGATATTACTCCTCAAAACCAGTATTTAAAATCAGCATCACTAATAAAATATAACTCAGTAAAAACAATATTTACCAGAATGAAGATGGAAAGCTACCAATGTAGTCCTCATGACTTGGCGGACAGGATAGAACTTTTGGCCCAAACACCAAGTTTAGTTCAAGAACTTAGTGATTATTCAAATGAACTGGCCGATAAAATAAGTTGGGAAAACCAAATCCCTTTGTATTTAAAGGAGTTTGAAGACCTATGCTTGAAATCATAAAGGCCCCAGAAAGACCGCTTATAAGCGTGTTTGTTCCCTTCACTAGAGATTGGTCTTTGGATAGATTTTTACCATCTTTAAGTAGTATAATTATACCTAGAGAAGAAACGGAACTGGACTTTTTTGTTGATAGTGATAATGAAGTTTTAATAAAAAGGCTCAGAGAATATCTGGAAGAAAAGGCAGAGGAGTTTAATGGTTGCAAACTTTTTGTTAGCGGCAACCCCGCACCTTTAGAAACAAATATATCGGTACAGAGAAACAGAATTGTAGGTATGAAAGAAAAAAGCAAATTGATGATTTCCGGTGAATATGTTTTTGGACTTGAGGATGATACATTGGTACCGCCGAACACATTTCAAAAACTTAGAGAGACTATTGATGGTGACGAAGATATTGGCTTTGTCGAGGGGGTCGAGGCAGGTAGGCATGGAATAAAAATGGTGGGGGCTTGGGTAACAAACAACATTCATGATCCAACAACCCAGAAAACATTGTTGCCACCTAGATTTATAAGCGATCTTATCGAACCGATTACCGGTGGGGGGTTTTATTGTTATCTAACTACTGCCTATCTATATAAAAATATAAAGTACCGATATGAGGCGGAGTGTTTTGGGCCAGATGTTTGTTTTGTAATGGATGTTTGTAAGTTAGGTTATGAGGCTAAGGTTGATTGGGGTTTGAGAGTTATACACATGACCAGAAAAGCCGATATTTTAGTTGACGATAATATAAAAAGTATCGAGTGGCACAAGGACAAGCAAGGGAATTGGAAATTACAACCTTATCGAAATTGATATGTTTTGTTCTTGCATAGGCAAACACAGGCCAAGAAACCACACTAAAAGGAAACTTTATTTAGCTGCCGGTCGTGTGGCTTTTAGAGTTAAAGAATTTAACAAAAGAAGCAAACAATCGGAAATAAAAATAGTGCCTTTAAATGAAAGAAAACGGGTTAGCAAAACTAAAAAGTAGCGATCTATTTAACAGTAAAACTTATTGGGGTACTAT